GCAGATAACCGTTGGAACTGGTCGTCATTCCAAAGCCAATTCGCGCAAGCGCTGGAACACCTCAGATCAGGCAATAGCCTGTAGGCCGGAAACGGCAATCATGAGCCAGGGGCGCGAAGCAGATCGGGAAACGCAGCGTGTTGCCGGCAAGAGGATCGCTGCGTTGGCTTCTTGCCAGCCGCCCCGGCTTATCGGGAAGAGGTGACATCTATCCGCCCATGCTACGGCATGGCTTCCCGGTACCAATTCAGTTTAGCGCCAGAGAGCCCGCCACCGGGTTGTCACCCGGCCGACGGGTTTTCTATTTGGAGATCAATCCAGATGAGCACCGCTGATGAGCGTGAGCAAGCCTGCGACTGGTTCGACCAGATGCGAGGCGTCGGCTACATCGTGACGCAGATCATAGACGGCGAGCGCGTCTGCTACCTCCACAACGGTGATGGCGATACGCTCGTAGGTTCTCGGTACGGCATGGCCCCGCTGATCAATTATGCCAGAGACCGAGAAATGATCGTGCTGACGAGGCATTGAAGGTGAATGACCCGCATGTCGAAACGGCCGATGCCGCCAGAGAGCTTGTTCGATGTCGGTGCGGCGGCTGCCTTCATCCCTGCCACCGATATTTCGGAATGGGTACAGGTGACATTCTTCGACGAATCCTCGCGCGTCCACAATCCGGATCACGCGCACCTGGCCGAAGCCCACATCGGTTATCTCTGGACGATCGTCGAGAACAACCGTAAGGGAAAGCGCGTCATAGGCCAGTGCGAAGAGGGAAAGCCTCAAGGGGCAATGGGCAAATGGTCCCGCGCCCGCGCCGAACAGCAAGTGATCGAATGGTTCGGGTTCGTCCCTGACTTCATCATCACGCTTGACGCCGAGTATTGCCGGACGGCCAGTGATGTGGCCTTCGCCGCCTTGGTTGAACACGAGCTTATGCACTGCGGCCAGGAGCGCGACGAATTCGGCACGCCGAAGTTCAGTAAGTCCACCGGGCTGCCGGTATACACGATCAGAGGCCATGACTTCGAGGGCTTCATTGGCATTGCCGTCCGATACGGCGCTGTCGAGGCCGGGGTCAAAGAACTGTTCGAAGCCTTAAGCAAGAAGCCGCTGTTCAGCGCCGAAGATGTTTCTGGCGCCTGTGGAACGTGCCAAGCTAGGAAAGCTGCATGATCGAAGAATGGCGAGAGATTCCTGGTTGGCCAGACTACGCCGTAAGCAACTTCGGTAAGGTTAAGCGCATCGTAAAGCCAAAGCGCGGTCGCGGCCGGGTTGGCAACATCCTAAAGGCAAGAATTCCTGGCGGCGGGTCATATCCAGCCGTCAATCTTTCCGAAGGCGGGTTGTCGACGCAGTGGTATGTCCATCGGCTTGTGGCACACGCATTTCTCGGGCCGTGCCCGGAAGGCAAAGAGGTCAATCACATTGATGGGGACAAACTCAACCCAAGGCTCGACAACCTCGAATATGTGACGCGCAGTGGCAATATGTTGCATGCGTTCCAGAACGGTCTCAAATCAAACCGTGGCGAGAAGAATTCCAGAGCCACGCTGACCGAAGACGATGTCCTTTCCATCATCGGCGAATACACGGGCGCCTACGGGCAGTGTGCCGCCTTGGCGCGCCGTTTCAATGTTAGCCATGCGGCGGTGCAGGACATTGTCCATGGGCGCCTTTGGTCTCACCTCCGCGCCGCGTAGCTTGACGGGACCTTGACCGATCAATGGCAAAATCAAAACTATCCGATGGGGTCAAGGCTTATATCGTACAGGCGCTTGCATGCTTCGATACGCCTTCCGTCGTTGTGGCGGCGGTAAAGAAGGAATTCTCCGTCGATGTAAGCCGACAGTTGGTCGAGAACTACGACCCGACTAAGAGGGCCGGAGATAACCTTTCGGCCAAGTGGCGGATGCTGTTTGAAGAGACCCGCAAGGTATTTCTCGAGGACACAGCGACGATCGCCATCAGCCATCGCGCCGTTCGCCTCCGCGCGCTCCAGCGCATGGCGGAGAAGGCAGAAGAGCGCGGCAATATGGTCCTGGCGTCCTCGCTCCTGAAGCAGGCAGCGGAAGAGGTCGGGGGCGCCTACACCAACCGCCGTGAGCTGACAGGGAAGGACGGAAAGGACTTGCCGGTACCAGTGTCGCCGGTGACGATCTTCCAGTTGCCCGATAATGGCAGGAGTTGAGGCGGGCGCGGCAGCCCAGACAATCATCCGGCCGCAACCGGGGCCACAGACGACGTTCCTTTCCTCTGCCGCCGATATCGCTATCTACGGCGGCGCGGCCGGCGGGGGGAAGACATGGGCGCTCCTCATGGAGCCGCTTCGCCACGTAGGTAACCCGGCATTCGGATCGGTGTTCTTCCGGCGCAATCTGACGCAGGTCAGAAACGAAGGCGGTCTTTGGGATGAAAGCGAAAAGCTCTATCCGCACCTGAACGCGAACCCGCGATCGGCGCCGGATTTGAGCTGGACGTTTCCTTCTGGGGCAGGCGTCGCATTCGCCCACCTCGAACACGAGAAAACGATATACAATTGGCAGGGGTCTCAGATCCCGCTCATCTGCTTCGACGAGCTGACTCACTTCAGCGCCAAGCAGTTCTGGTACATGCTCAGTCGAAACCGCTCCATGTGCGGTGTTCGGCCTTACGTTCGAGCGACCTGCAATCCGGACGCGGATAGCTGGGTTGCAGAGTTCATTTCATGGTGGATCGACCAGGAGACCGGTCTTGCTATCCCCGAGCGCGCCGGCGTCCTTCGCTGGTTCATTCGTATCGGCGACACGATCTTGTGGGCGAACAGCCCCGAGGAGCTTGCACACCACATTAACCCGCTGACCGGCGATCCTATCCCGCCGAAGTCGGTGACGTTCATTCCGGCCAAGCTGAGCGACAATGCACTGCTCATGGCGGCCGACCCTGGCTATCTCGCCAACCTGATGGCCCAGCCGACGGTCGAGCGGGAACGCCTCCTTGGTGGCAACTGGAAAATACGGCCGGCTGCCGGTCTGCTATTTCGCCGCGGCTGGTGCGAAGTCGTTGATGCTGTCCCGACTGGCGTCCGATGGATGCGCGGCTGGGATTTGGCGTCGACACCGAAGGTCGAAGGGAACGATCCGGACGCTACCGCTGGCACGAAGATCGGCAAGCTACCAGATGGCAGCTATATCGTGGGACATCACGTTTCAGTCTTCCAGTCGCCCTCCGGCGTCGAGACACTGATCAAGAATACCGCCACCTCGGACGGTCGGGACACCCAGATATCGCTTCCGCAAGATCCTGGGCAGGCGGGCAAGTCGCAGATCACCAACCTGACAAAGTTGCTCGCCGGCTTCAACGTCAGGGCATCGCCGGAATCAGGCGACAAGATCACGCGGTTCAGCCCGTTCTCGGCGCAGGCCGAAGCCGGCAACGTCAAAGTTCTACGCGGCCCATGGAACGAGGCTTGGTTCTCATCGCTCGAAGGCTTCCCGGAAGCCAAGCATGATGACGACGCCGACAGCACAAGCCGCGCCTTCAATGCGCTCCTGAGTGCGAGCACCTTCACGCTCGCCAACGTCTGAGGCCCTATGGGAAACGTCACCAGTAACGTCATCTCGCTTATGCGAGACAGCCTGACGAGCTTGGTTTCCCGTATGGGGACGGAGCGAGACAAGGCGGCTACCACATTCTACACGCAGCCGCTGCTCACCGACGAGCAGATCGTTGCGGCTTATCGCGGTTCATGGCTGCCAAGGAAGATTGTCGACATCCCGGCGCTGGATAGCTGCCGGAAGTGGCGGAACTGGCAGGCGGAAGACGATCAGATCGAGGCGATCGAGGCCGAGGAGAAGCGCCTCAACGTCAAGGGCAAGGTGCTTGAAGCCTATAAGAAGGCCCGGCTGTTCGGCGGTGCGGCGCTCTACATTGGAACGGGTGATACGGATCCTTCGCAGCCGTTGGACACTGATCGCATCGGCAAAGCTGGCCTGAAATACCTCACGGTCATGACGCGCAGGCAGATCAGCGCAGGCGAGATCGATCGCGATCCCTCGTCGGAATGGTTCGGCAAGCCAAAGATCTACACCGTTAACGGTGCCAACGGGACCCAGCTCACCGTTCACCCATCGCGCCTGGTCGTGCTGACTGGTGCGATGGCGCCAGACGAGGATTTCAGCTATGGCCTGACCGAGGGATGGGGCGAGAGCGTCCTGACGGCCACGCTCGACGCGATCAAGAACGCAGACAGCACGGCCGGGAACATCGCTTCGCTGATCTTCGAAGCCAAGATCGATATCATCAAGGTTCCGCAGTTCTCCGCGAACATCGGCAATAAGGCGTATGAGGACGCAGTTCTCCGCCGGTATAGCCTGGCGAACACGATCAAAGGTATCAACGGCACTCTGCTGCTGGATTCGGAAGAGGAGTACGACAGCAAGAGCGCGCAGCTCACGGGCCTGACCGACATCCTCATGGCTTTCATGCAGATCGTCTCAGGCGCCGCCGACATCCCGGTGACGCGCTTGCTGGGTCAATCCCCGGCCGGCATGAATTCCACCGGCGACAGCGACATGAAGAACTACCATGATCGCATCCAGTCGATGCAGGAGCTTGAGCTATCGCCGGCCATGACGCGCCTCGACGAGTGCCTGATCCGCTCGGCGCTCGGCAGCCGCGACCCAGACATCTATTACAATTGGGCCGCGCTCGAGCAGATGAGCGAGAAGGAAAAGGCCGAGATCTTCAATACGAAGGCGACGGCTGCCCGAACCCTCGTCGGTTCTGGAACCGGACAGGAGATCATCCCGCGCGAGGCTCTGTCCGACGCTCTGGTCAACACCTTCGTCGAAGACGGTTCCTTGCCCGGTCTCGAAGCCGCGATCGCCAAATACGGCACGCTGGCAGAGCAAGAGCCTTCGGAAGAGGAGCTTGCCGCAGCAGCCGCAACTCAGGCAGCGACGAAGCCTGATCCGGCCATCGCAGGCCAGCAGGCAACCGACGCCGCCCCACGGTCGCTGTATGTCAGCCGCAAAGTGACGAATGCAGCCGACATCATCGCGTGGGCCAAGGGGCAGGGCTTCGCCACGACGCTGCCCGCCGATGACCTGCATGTGACGGTGATGTATTCGCCGATCGCCGTCGACTGGATGCAGGCCGGCCAAGACAGTTGGAACGCCGACGGAACGCTTGTAATCCCTCCCGGTGGCCCGCGCGTCGTGTCGCAGTTCGGTCAGGGCGCCATTGTGCTTGAGTTCTCCTCCGCCGCGCTGTCGTGGCGCCATGAGGAGTTGAAGCGCATCGGCGCAGAGCCGACCTATCCGGAATATGCGCCGCATATCACGATCACATATGAGCCCGGCGACGTCGATGTCGACAAGGTCGAGCCGTACAGAGGCGCGATCAATCTCGGGATTGAGATATTCGCCGAGATCAAGCCGGATTGGTCGACAGGCATAATCGAGGAATGACCATGAATTTCACCGACGCTGTAACCGTCGCGGGAACGCGTCGGCGTGATGACGGCTATCTCGTTGCCGACGCCCGTATCGCCCGCACCGGCGTTCAGAGCTATCTCGGCTCCGAGGTCGGCAAGCCTGATATGTCTGTGGTCAAGGTCTATCGTCCTGGCTCCGAGGTGTTCAGCGATGACACCATGAAGAGCGCTGCGCACCGCCCGGTGACGAACGATCATCCGCCTGAGTTGGTCACCTCGGACAACTGGAAGAAATATTCGGTCGGCCAGACCGGCGATGAGATCGCCGGCGAGGGCATCTTCATTCGCGTGCCGCTCATGGTCAGCGACGAGGCCGCCATCAAAGACATCGAGGCCGGCAAGCAAGAGCTGTCGGCCGGCTATACCTGCGATCTCGACTTCACGGCAGGCCAGACGCCCACGGGCGAGGCCTACGACGCCATTCAGAAGAATATCCGGATCAACCACATTGCCGTCGTGCAGCGTGGTCGTGCCGGTTCGAAAGTCCGCATCGGCGACGGTGTGGCAGCCTGGGGCGTCAGCCCTTTCACCCTCGAAGATGAACAGAAAGGAACTCGGTCGATGACGAACCGAACCCTCATGGTTGACGGACTCTCGGTCGAGCTGTCCGATAAGGACGCTCAGATCGTGCAGCGCACGCTCGACGGCCTGAGCAAGCAGATCGCAGACATCAATGCGAAGATGGCAACCGCCGACGCCGAGCATGCCAAGGCCATCGCGGCCAAGGATGTCGAGTTGGCGAAGAAGGATGCCGAGATTGATGGTCTCAAGTCCAAAGTCGTCTCCGATGCCGATATCGACAAGCGCGTGAAGTCCCGCGCCGATCTCGAGCGCAAAGCCGGCGTGCTGGCCAAGGACGTCAAGACGGAAGGCGTTTCCGACGCCGACCTGAAGCGCGCCGTTGTCGCCGCCAAGCTTGGCGATGCTGCGATCAAGGACAAGGCCGACGCCTATATCGACGTCCGCTTTGAGATCCTAGCCGAAGATGCCGCCAAGGCAGCCGGCGCCGATCCGTTCGCCGCCGCAGTCAAGGACGGCATCAACACCCCACTTACCGCCGACAAGGAAGTGGCCGACGCCTATCAGGCGATGGTCGCCGACATGAAGGCCGGCAAGACCTCCGCAACGGCCAACTAAGGGAGACGCTGCAATGGCAACGTACCAGACCACCTATGGAAACGCTCCCGCGAAAGGCCTGCCGGGTCAGATCGCGAACGAGGAAAAGTGCAACAAGATTTCTCGCACCGTTGAATCGGCCGCCGGCATTGAGTTCGGCCAGCCTGCATTCCGTGGCGCGGGCGATCACGGCGTTGTAGCCGGCGGCGCTTTCGCCGGTACCGCTACGAGTGCCGCCGGCTCTGGCAACGTCGGCAACGGCGTCATGGGCGCTGTCACGGTGTCTGCTGGCGCCAAGAAGGGCGTCTACAAGCTCGTCATCATCGCGCCGGCTGCGAATGCCGGGGCGTTTGAGGTCTCCGACCCGGATGGTGTCTTCGTCGACAACGGCAATGTCGCCGCTGCCTTCTCTGCTGGCGGGCTGGCCTTCACGCTTGCTGACGGCGCTACCGACTTCGCTGTTGGCGATTCCTTTGACATCACCGTCGCCCTCACGGCGAACGGCACGTTCATCGGTCTCGCTGTGCTGAACCCGGCAGTTCCTCCGGTCGCGCCTGGCTCGACGCTCGTCGATGGCTATCCGCAGTACTTCACCGGCGCCTTCATGACGATGGGCCAGATGTACGTCACGGCGGGTGCGGCTGTGGCTGACGGTGGCGATGTCTACTGGAACCCGGCCACCAAGCGTTACACCTCCACCACGACGCATATCCGGATTCCGGGTTTGACGTTCGATACCAGCGGCGCAGACGGCGACATTGTCGAAGTCTCGCTCAAGCTGCGTTAACCCGCGAAAGGACATCAGACAATGAACACCATCGTTCGTCAGGCCTTTGCCGATGCACAGGCCGCAATGCCCTTCGTGATCGCGCAGGGCCGCAATATTGAGACCCGCATCTATCAGCGGCGCTATCCGACCTTCAACTACGGACTTCACGTCCCCGTGGTGACCGAAGGCAACGAATGGGCGATCGGAACCACGTTCTTCACCGTCGACACGGCGGGCGAGGCGAAGTTCCTCTCCGGCGCTGGCACCGACATGCCATTCAACCAGGCAACGAAGGACATGGCCAGCCATGACTTCGCGATGATCGGCTCCGGTTGGGAATGGAACATCGAGGAAGTCAACCAGGCCGCGCTCTACAACATCGACCTGAACGGCACGAAGGCCCTTTCGGCCGCCGACAAGGTCGAGCGCCTGCTGAACTCCGTTGCCATGATCGGCTCCACGGAGAAGAACTGGACCGGCTTCGTCAATGCCACCGGCGTCTCCCGCGTCGATGTCGCTGCCGATGGTACGGGTTCCGTCACCTTCTGGTCGGCCAAGACGGTTGATCAGATCCTTCGTGACGTCAACAATCTGCTCTCGGGCATTCGCGAGAATACCTCGGAAGTGGAATGGGCTGACAGTCTGCGCCTGCCGCCGGAAGCATTCCGCGACATTGCAACTCGTCGAATGGGCGCCGGCGACGGCTTCCTGACCGTGCTCGAGTATATCCGCCGGAACAACGTCTACACGGCGGAAACCGGCCAGCCGCTCGACATCCAGCCGCTGCGCGAACTGGCGACGGCTTCTCAGGATGGCGGCGGCCGCATGGTCGTGTATCGCAAGGATCCGGAAGTCCTTCGCTTCCACCTTCCCATGCCCCGCCGGGTGCTTCAGCCGCGTCAGAAGTCCATCATGGGCTTCGAAACCGGCATCATTGCTCGTACCGGCGGCACTGAGGTTCGTCTGCCTGGCGCCATGGCGTACGGCGACGAGATCACCGCACCGTAAGGAGATAATCCCATGAAGGTGACCAACAACAGCAAATCCATGCAGGGCATCCACACCCTGCATGGTGTCCGCTACATCCAACCAGGCGAATCGAAAGAGCTTGTCATCTCCGTCTCACAGGCGAAGCGGACAGATCGACTGGACTTCATCGATCTCGATGGCGATCCGGTGGAAGATCCTGCTTCTACCTTCGGCGCGGTTGCTGCTGACGGTAAGGATGGCGTCTATATTCCGGCTGATCAGTTCAACGCCATGCGTTCGCAGTTCGAGGCAATGGAGGCGGAGAACAGACGTCTCCGCGAAGAACTGGACGGTGGCTCATCCCTCGATAGGGAAGACCTCAAGAAGCAGGCCGGCGAACTCGGGATTGAGTATCCACGCAATATCCCAACCGAGAAGCTGAAAGAGCTGATCGATATCAAGCTCGCATCCTGACAATCAGCCCGGCGGGAAACTGCCGGGCTCAACTTCCTCTCGGAGAAATTACATGGCTGGCTACGGCGATAATCAAGGATTCCGCGACTATGCGACCGGCGCCGGCTATGTCATCCCCGACGACACGACCGATGCCGAGATAGCCGCAGCGCGCCAACGCGGTTCTCTCGTGATCGATCGATATGAGGTGAAATTCAGCGGGACGCGCACCGGCGGGTTTCAGCAGGAACGGTCGTGGCCGCGAACCGGCGCCGTGACCTATTACGGCGAGCCTATCCAATCCGATGTCATCCCGACGCCGATCGTCAGCGCGAGCTATGAAGCAGCCTTTCTTGAGCTGACCAATCCGGGCAGCCTATCGCCGGTCATCACGGCCTCGGAGAGCGTCCAACGCGAGAAGATCGGCCAGTTGGAAGTCGAGTATCAGCAGGCATCATCTTCGGCCACGCCCGCCGATCTCGTTGCGTTGGCTACTCCGGTCGTGACGATCATCGAAGGGCTGCTCTGGCTGTTCCTGCGCCCGTGCTTGCCTGGGATCATGGTGGTTTAGCGATGGCTGAGATTGAGATTGTCGAAATCGATCTAGACGAGATGGATTTGACGCCAGAGCAGCGAAAGTTGCTCGAAGACGCCATTTCATCAGAGCCGATTGATTGGGAAAAGGTTCTGACCCAGCAAAAAATAGACGAAGCACTCGCCGCCGCCGGCCTTGTTACGGTGAACTGATGTCAA